CTCTACCAGTCTTCGTGATGCCACTACTGCACCCATTCCTATGGTATTCGCAATCCGTTCCATCATGTACCTCTGAACATGAGGTAATCGTAACGTTCTACTAGCTACTACTCTACCACTATCTCCCTTAGCGTATCCTACTATTTCAGCACATTCCTTTATAGATTTACCTGTCGTTACGAATGTATCCACTAATGCTGTTTGCTTCTCCGTTAACTTGTTATTCTTCATAAGGCCTTTATCACGAATATCATTGATAATATCTTTGTCAATAGGTTGTTACATATGGTGCAATACTTCCTTCATCAAGTTCCTAATTTGCTGAAGCAAATAAAGATTGATCTCATACTGATTGTTCATCTCCCACGTTATAACTCGAGCTAAATTAACAACGACATTCACTATCAACACCACTAATGTACCACAAAGTATGTTATAGCATATACAAGCTCTCCTAGTAATGCCTAAATTGATACCAGTCCAATAAACAACAGATAAGATCAATCTATAAGACACAAGGTCTTATCACCAGTAATGTCGATATTTCTCTGTTCTACCATCAATGTTCTTATAAGCATGGGACTCTCTCTCTCTATGATACTGTTTTATTTTATGGCAAATCAAAATCCAAGTAAAGCTATGTTCCGTTTCATGTTTACTCGGCCCAAGTGCATGGCCTCGCTGTACGAGAACAAGCTTGACTAGAGATATTTTGATTCACCATAAATCGAATGAACATTCTCAAAAAGAGAAGAAAGTAAGTAAAAACAAAGCGATTAAAAAGAATTAATCAAATTAACACGAAAGGAGTGCAATATGATTATCACTATCAACAATCTACCACAAACACTATTTGATAGACTAGAACAAACAGACGAAAGATTTAAAAGTCTTATCATACAATTAGAACACGCTAGAGTAACTGACAACGAAGATAAAAAAGACCTAGTGTTACAAACAATCTATTCAGAATATGGAAGGGAATTTACATATGACTAAAATAGAAAGAATATTAATAAGTTTCTTAATAGGTTTCATAACAAGCTACATGATAGCACAATACATAAGAGTATATATATAGGAGGATTACATGATTATAAAAACATTAAAAGCATTAGGATACGGCATTAAAACAGGTGCTAGAGTAACAACGTGGTTGATGAAAGATGATATTGAAAAAGGAAAAGAACTATTTAACAAAACACCATATTTAAAAGATATGGAATTTCGTAACCCAGTCACTATCAACAAAACTAAAGGGAGTAAATAATGGCAGATACATTGCAAGATAAATTAGATATAATATTAAGTGGAGCATATGATGTAGCCAAAGTAGATTACACAGCATTGTATCAACTCAGAGCAGATTCAGATGTAGAAGCATTTGATTGTAAATTAGATATACAACAACACATTAGAGGTTTAGAATTTAGACGAAATGGTTGTGATATGCAATTGGATAAAATACTAAGGGAATCAACTGCAAGTGTACATGAAATGAATGGAGGACAACACAGGGAAAAAGAATCTGAAGAAGAAATACCTAAACAATCTTCAGAACAACGTAAATTCAAAACTGAACTGTGGAAAACAAAAAAGGAAATATACAATCAACGTATCAAAGCGTTAAAAGATGTTCATTTGAAATTAATAAATGAAACCTACATCAGTCATGGTGCAGTAGATACTAACCACAAAGGAAAAGTAAGAATGGCAAAGTATCATTATAACAAACCAATAGAAGAAAATATCCAAGCAGATATTAAAAAAGCGTTATCAAGTAAACAATATTAGTTGTATCCACGACAAAGCAGATAGGGTTCATGTATCCTTATCTGCTTTTTTTTATGGCGAGAAGGGGGGAAACCTGAAGGATACCGAATACAATCACTATCAACATATACCGAGTAATCACTATCAACACCGAGCGAAGCGAGGTGTAATGTTAAGGATACCGAAACCGAATGATACCGAGCAAAGCGAGGTGAAAGGAATGAAATGACAATAAGTACACAAAAGAAAACTGAAGAAAGTTTTATAAAACAAATAAACAAATGTTTAGATGAATTAAGTAAACTTAAAAATGAAAGTTTTAGAATAGTACCACAAGCATACTGTCTATCAGCATTTGTATTATTACAACAAGCAAGACAAAGTTTAAAAGAGGAGATACTCAATGAAAATAACTAAAGAATTTGATAAACAAAGTCATAAGATAGGTACGTTTATGATTTTACTTATCACACTAGGATTTGGATTTATCTTTAGTCTACTTGTAGCTGGAGTTAACCCAACATTAGTAATCAGTATTGTATCAGCTCCTATGTGGGTAGGTATTATTATACTATGCCTGAAACTAACCAAAAAGATACGAGGTAAATAATGACAATTAAATACATAGATGAAGATAGTTTTTATGATGGCATTAAAGAATTAGTAATGAGAGGATTAATGTTTATTGCCGATAGAAAAAAACTTACAATAGAATTATCAGGAGGATTTTAATGAGCATAGCATTTAAAAACTGGGTAATGGAAGAACAAGAAAAGGATGAGGAAAAAATGTTAATAGATGAAGATAATATAAATACATACAAAGATATTGAATTAATTGCACGTAGTTTAAAAACAAGTGAGAAACTTGAACCATATGTGCAAAACAGATTAGATACAATAATCAAAAAATGTAACGAAAGAATAAATAGCTTTGAAGCAAAAGATAGAGATAGAGAATTGGCTTCACAAAATTAACAACAACTTTAAAAAAAAGGAGATTTTTTAATGGTAAATAAAACACATTGGAATCACGAAGGATTACATAAAACTTATGGTCATAACAATAATGGTTATGTTTGGGGTATTAATTACATTGATGAAGAAACCCAAGATGTACCAATTACTGTTGATTGTAAGTGGTTTAAAACAAGAAAAGAAAGAAATCAAAAATATAAAAAAATATTGGGAGATAAAAATGAGTAATGATACCAAGCAAAGCGAGGGAATTGTAAAAGAACAATCACGAAAAACTATTGAAGAAATTATCATTGATAATAATACTAAGATTTATGAATTACAGCAATTTTTATCTGAAGGAACAAAAAGCTTAGATAAAATAACAGAAAGATTAAATAAAATAACAGAGAAAGTACAGAGAGGTTTTTAATGGCAAAAAAAGCAGTAATTGATTCTAAATTATTAGAAACAATAGATGATCAAATTTATAAGCATCTACCAATAGATAAGATAACTAAAATTATTGATGATAAAGTGCAGATTGCTATTGGAAAATTAAAACTAAACAAGGGAGAGAAAAATGCTAATGCAAACTAATACAGCAGAAGTTTTACGAGAACTACCAGCAAAATTTGCTATACCTGAAAGTGCAAACTTTGATGTAGGTTTACGTCCAATTTATGACGTATATCATAAAGAAATATCTGATAAAAAACAGGTATTTAGAAAAGATACTAATGATGGATTAGCTGTTGTTAGTAAAACATACAAAACACGCTCATATGAAAAAGCTATAAATCATTTTAATGAGTTAATCTTAAATTCTAATCTAGACTTAAACGAGGTTGAGATAGTTGATACAGTAGATAATAATGGAGCAGTATTTATTAGAAATTATTGGTTTAATCGCATTAAGGGAATCAAAATGTTTGATAACCCTATGGAAAGAAGCATATTAGGTTTACAATTTAAATCTTCGCATAATTTATTATTCGCAGAAGATTTACTATTGTGGGCTAAATATTTATTCTGTGATAATGGGTGTTCAAGTGAAGATTGGAAGCTCCATGTACGAATTAAACATAATACGACTAAAGATATTAAGATGGATCATAAAGCTCTTGATGGTGCTATTGAAAACTTTCTTCAAGGTGAAGAAGAAAAGAAAAAATGGATCGAACAAGCAATAGCATTTGTAACAGCAAAACAATTGTTCAGACAAACATTAGCTTTTGTTCCAAAAGATAATGGAAAAGTATTTTATGATAATACTATAGATAAATTTTATAGTGAATTAACTATGGATACATTAATGAAATTATACAAAAAATACACCGATAGATATGGTGAAAATTTATTTGCTATATTTCAAACTGCTACTGATTGGTCAACTCATGTTGAAACCAAAGGTAAAGTTTACAATGTACAAAACAGAAGAAATGCAAGAGTACATGACATGATGAAACATGAAATCTGGATGGATCAATTAAATTAAAGGAAAAAATATATATGTTAGATACAGATAAAATACTAAAGACTGATAAATATTATTTTAAATTTATAGATGGGAATAGAAAAATAGAATCATCTAAAATTAAACATATAAGCGAAAGTATAAAGAAATATGGACAGTTTCAATCTATTACTATTGAACGTAATAATTATATTATTGAAGGACAGCATAGATATTTAAGTTGTGAAGCTTTAGGAATACCTGTTAAATATACAATTTCTGATATAGATTTACCTTATAAGGAACTAGTAGCTCTAATTAGAGATATAAATTCTGTTCAAACTACTTGGAAAAATAAAGATATTGGTTACGCCTTTTCTCTTTATGCAAAAAGTAGTGAAAGTTATAAAAAATATCTTGAATTAGTTGATATGGGAGTATCTCATTCTACAATTATTGAGGCTTGTGGTATGCTTACTAGAGGTGAAGAAAAAGCTAAAAGTTATTATACAGACTTTAAAAATGGTACTTTAATAATAACCGATACTATTAAAAATAGAGTTGCTAGTCAAATTAAAATGTTATCTGATTCAACTATTGATAGAAAAATATGGAACAGAATATATTTTATGAGAGCTTTATTTAAATTACGAAAACAAGATGATTTTGACTCTTATCAGTTTATTGATAATTTTCATAAGTTCCCTCAAAAATGGATACCAGCATATACAGTTGATCAAAATATTAAAAGTATTATTATGGTTCATAATTATAATGCAGCTAAAAGAAATAAAGCCAAATATTATTTTATGTAAAGATTAAGGGCAAATACAATTTTAACAATCTGTTAAATATGTAGTTTCAATTTGCCCTTATTAGTAATTCTATTCGTAATTCTAGATGATTTAACGAATAGGCTAGGAAGGGAAAACACAAGTGAGTACCTTCCGAATACAGCATGGTAGTGCTAAAGGATTGTGTTTGATATTAAGTCAAAATAATAGTGATATTATTTTCAGGACAACAAGCTGTAAAAAGCAGCAAGATTGTATTAAAAGTTACTGTACATATCTTAACTATTACACAAAGTAATCAAGAGTTCCTAAACTACCTAGTGGTATGTGCAAGATATTAAAGAGGGGAGAAAGGTGAAGCAACAGTATCCCCTCGCCACTATAGTAAGTGTTCCCCAACATTAGAAACAGAGGAGTTGTGGTAGACATTAGGGTGGCAACTACACTTACTTGACAAAAACCCATGTTTCACGATATGTAACAGTATGCAAAAGGCATTAGGTACACAATTTCACGATCAATTGATAACCCAATTTGTATCCAAAAGACATGAGTTAGGTATAAGTCAAATGGATTTAGATGAAATAATAGGTGTAGCAAGAGGTTTAGTATCCAAATGGGAAGTTGGAATACGAAAACCAAGTGGTTTTTTGTTTTGTGTTTGGGCTGAAAGCCTAGATTGTGATCTAATACTTCAAAATAGAGGAAAAGATGAAGGATATAACAAACCCTGACTACTATAAAAATTATAAAATAGAAGTAACTGAAGCAATTACAGCATGGAATTTATCATATATTCAAGGTAATATAGTGAAATATATTGTACGTGCTGGTAAGAAAGGCAACAGATTAGATGATTTAGATAAAGCCCTTTGGTACTTACAAAAGGAAAGAGAACTATATGGAGGAAAAAAATAAAAAAAGAATATTGCAAGATATAATCAGTCGGATAGGGAATCCATACAAAAAGAAAATAGAACCTTTACCACCACATGAACGTAAAGAGATATATATACAAAATCTTTTGGTTTTCGTTCTGAAGCATCAATTATTTGATGGCAAGGGATTTGCAGAATTTGAACGTCAATTTCGAGCTGGGAAAATACCGAGAGAAGATATAGAAAAAATTAGATTAGCCATGAGGAGGGCAAAAGATGACAAAAAAAGTAGATTTGAAAGCAAAAAAAGACAGACCTAATGGTATTGGTGGTACTGATGCTATGAAATTAGTTGAAGGTAATTGGATTGATTTATACGATTTAAAAATTGGTAAAACTCAATCAGATGACTTGTCCAATGTACTTCCTGTTCAAATGGGAATAGTTACAGAAGATTTAAACCGAGCATGGTTTATTGAAGAAATGAATTTGATGGTAAGTAATGAAGATACAATACGATATAATGATTATATTTATGGGAGCTTAGATGGTGTAGTTTGGAATAGTGATCCAGCAATGGTATTAGATAGTAAACCTATTGCTGTATTTGAAGCTAAACATTCAGGACAGTTTATGGATACACCAAAACAACACGCTAATTTAATTGATCGGTATTACCCACAAGTACAACATTATATGCTGTGTTCAAAATTACCAACAGCATATTTATCTATATTTTTTGGTAACAGAACACATAAAATATTTACCATTAAAGAAGATAGAGAATTTCAATCAAAATTATTAAAAGTATATAAAATATTTTGGAAAGCAGTACAAAATAAAACACCAGAAACAATTGATACCAATTGGGAGGAATTTTATGGAACAGATAAATCTAATGCAGTATCCAAATAAAGTAGGTTACAAAAAAAGACGTACATCTAAACAAGCAAGTTTAGATGTACAGGAAATAGCACCTACTATTCGTGAAAGATGCTTAAATGTTATTAGAAATAAAAAAAAATATGGAGCAACGCCTGATGAAGTTGCTGAACTATTAAGTTTAGAAATTACTACTGTACGTCCACGATTTAGTGAATTAGTAAAGAAGAAGTGTATAAAAGATTCACAATACACAAGACGAAACAGAAGTGGTAAACAAGCAATAGTATGGGAGTATGTTTGTGATGAATAACATAATAAGAAAAATAATTAATTTTATAACTTTTTATAAAGAACCAAAACCCACTAATTGGGTATGGATACATATAAGAGAAACAACAAAGAGGAGTTAATATGACTAAAGATAAAAAACCAATACAAGACTACGATAAAATTAATAAAAAAGAAATTAATCGTAGACATTGGGAAGATTTAAAAACTACCGATACACGATTTACTAGGAGTGCTGGTAGATTTACAGCCATTGACGCACATTGGCAAGTCATGAGAATGACAGAACAATTTGGGCCAGTAGGTATTGGTTGGAATTGGAAATCAGAACATAGCTACACAGATAAACTTGTATTTGCTAGTGTAAGTATAGCTATTGCAACTGTACCTTATCATACAAATGATATTGTAGGAGCAAAATGGGATTGGATCGGCCCTATGACTTCCGTAGGTGAGCTATATCCTCAAGCAAGACTTAAAGGTGCTTTTGATAAGGAAGCTAGTAAATCTGTAACAACAGATGCACTAACAAAATTAATGTCGCATACAGGATTAAGTGCAGATGTATTTATGGGTAGATTTGATGACAATAGATATGTTGAGAAACTAAAAGCAGAAGAAAAAGAAGCTTCTAATAATTTAAAAATAGCTAATGGTAAATTAGTATCATTAACACAACCAAAAAGAGAGGATAAATAATGCAAAATTTAGTTGTACTAACAGGACGTTTGGGTGCAAATCCAGAAGTAAAAGAAACTATGAAAGGTGATACTATGGCTTCTCTTTCACTTGCTACCAACGAAAAATATAAAGTTGGTGACGATTGGAAAGAGAAAACACAATGGCATAGTGTTAAAATATTCAATCCCAATATTGCTAAAAGTATTGGTAGCTACATGAAAAAAGGTGATCTTGTTCATGTTCAAGGTCAAGTTGAATATCGTGCTTATGAAGTTGCTGGTGAAAAGAAATATGTAACTGAAATTGTTATACCAAGATTTCGTGGTGTAGTACAATTGATACCTACACAAAAATCAAATAACAAACCACCACAAGCACATGATGAAGGCCCAATTTCTCAAGCTAAAAGAGAAATTGATGAAGCCAATATACCATTTTAAACTAGGTCGTATGATTTCATCCCTAGTTTTAAAGAGCCGAAGAAAAAATCAAAATCCTCCTTTCTGAAAAAAACTTCGGCTCTATTTAATGTTTAAAATAGAGAAAATTATTATGGAAATTTTAGCCAACAGATATATAAAAATATGTGAAGAAAATAAAATGTGTTTTTCTAATTATAAAGATTCTTGTAAAGAAGAAGCTTTAAAAGAAATAACTAAAAAACACATAAAAAAAATATATAAAAAACGTAAACAATTATCAAAAAACGTTATTATACATAAGCCAAAACTTACATTTGAAAAATAATGTGAGTAGATTACTTGTAATTTATATGGATTACTTTAATATGAATGACAATAGATCAACTTAATATTGAACCAGACCCACTTTCATTGGAACAGATATTCCATGAGTGGATTGAATATTTAATTGATACAGGACACGTTAGAAAAGAGAATATTAATTGGAAATTATTAACTCAAGCAATAACCGAACTAGAATTAAAAGCTTATATTAATGCTGGACGAAAACTTCATTAAGGATTCCATTAAAACAGCAGAAGGATTTCGTGATAAAGTATATCGTTGTAGTGAAGGATTCCGAACAATAGGTTTTGGACACAAATGTGTAGAGCCTCATTGGAAAGATGATAAACTTTATAAATCAAAAGCACTACTTAAAGTCTTTAATTATGATTTTACAATTGCATCCAATAAAGCTGACCAGCTCATAAAAGAAAAAAGAATAAATAATTCTAATCCTCAAGTAAAATGGGTTCTTACTGAAATGATTTTTCAGATGGGAAAGTCTGGTGTTGGTAAATTTGAAAAGATGTTTACTGCAATTCGGAATAATGACCTACAATTAGCAAGTGAAGAAATGCTGAAGTCAAAATGGTATCACCAAACTCCAAATAGAGCTAGAAAGCTATCTGATTTAATGAAGTCAATAGTCTAGGATACAATCATTCTACTCATGTGCTACAAACGTCCTGAGAGGTCATTTTGAGCTATTTTTTCCAGTTTGTAGCCACCTTTTCAGCCGATCTTCCAGCAATATACCCTCCGACACCTATTGTGAGCAAATTCCACATTTGATCTGGAATTGTTAACTCAATTGCTGTTCCAAAGAACGCATTACAAAAAGGAGCAATAATATAATTGTTCCCAATTATAATAATACAAATCCACATCAGAGCTGGTCGCCATGTAGCTGTTAGCCAATGCTTTGATTCTGCTTCTGCCTTAATGATATTTGATTTAGCGATAAGTTCTTCATGATCCCCATTTATTAATTGTGTGTTAAGTTCATGGGTAAGCTTTTCCTTTAAATCTTTATCAGGAATAGCTTTATCTATTATACCACCTACAATTTTAGCAAGTGGGCCAACTGCTGATAATAATGGTAACATTAAAACTGTCCGTAAATGACCATTCCTATCATTACTAAAACAACAAGAACAATTAATTTACCTTTCTTTGATAAATCTTTCCATGTTTTTTTTACACGTTCAATCATAATCTCTCTCCAATCTATCCATTGAGATAAATTTTTTCTCTTGGATATGGTTATCCCAGATAGATAATTCTACAATACCGTAGCTCCATCCAGTCATATTCAGCTTTGCATACTGCTCTACATGGTTCATTGGCAACGCACAACCGACATTAATTACACGAATAAACTTTTTATCCCCTATTTTAATGGCTTTCCAATCCCTATCTTTGTGCGTATGTCCAAATACAAGGTCATGTAAGCTATCATTGGCTATCTGTATTTCAGCGTTTTTACCACCATATTCCTTACCCATAATATTTTTAGGACAATGTGTGAAGCCTACTCCACTTATAAAAAATATTTCTCCATAGTCAGTTGTTGTCCACCCATTGCTATGATAAGATTTATATAATTCATGTTTCATTATTCCTTCTATTTCAGGAATATTTTCTTCAAACCTGTGAACACGAAATTCATGATTACCAAGTGTACAATGTTTTGGAACATCAAGAGTTCCTATACCCTTGTTAAGTAATTTCATTGCTTCTCGTAACGAGAGTATGTCAACCATATACGCATCTTTGAGTTTACCCTGTTGCGTATTATTGGCTTGGAAGAATGATAATGAATCGAATGATCCAAAATCACCTATATGAATAATGTAATCAGGTTTGTTATCTCGAATATATTTACCTATCCATAAAAATCTATCTTGAGGAATATGTGGGCTGTCATGTGTATCGCCAATGACAATAACTTTATGACCTTTAAACTGCATAGTTAAGAAATAAGACTTAAATATACTGCTTTTAATATTAATCCTAATACCATAAATGAAACTGTCCAAACTATCTTAAAGATTGTATCTATCTTTGCACTCATGTGTGTAATATGATTGTCCAACTTCTGATGGATCAATCTTAGCTCCCCATCAATCTTGATTATATCTTCACGATTTTGGGAAGGTTCAGCCATTTTAAGCTCCTATATCTTTCTTAAATTTTTCAATGGGAAATGATTCAAAAGGAATACAAAATGCTTTTGTTACCATTTTATCTTTAAAATCTTGTGGTCTAGAATCATAAGCATTTATATATTTATCAAGAGCTTGATAACATTCTTGTTCTGTAGGATATATAGATGCATGATATCTAACTGAAGGCTCGTTAGGCATAGACATAATCATTAACAGAAAAAATATTTGCATCATGTTATTTCTTTTTCTTTTTTTGTTTTTGTGTTTTTGTAATCATCTCTATTTGAGTTTTCATTGTAGCTACTTCTATAGATAGATTAAAAGTCTGATTTAAATTCCAAGTACCAAGTCCTATAAGAATTGCTGCTACAATAGATATAACTATTTTTTCCATTATGAGTTATCTTCGCAATTAGGGTGTGTACAATCTTCCTTTAATTTTCCACAAGGACAAAGATCACTCATTTGAATCCCATTTAAAATCTTGTGTTACTGTAACTGTCATAGAATTTTTATCTTGGTCTTTATCGCTATTGGCTTTATCTACTGATGACATAGTATTGGAAACCTTTACCGAAGTTTTATCTGGTTTCATTCCTAATGAACAAGCAGATAAATAAGATACAAAACATATAGAAAACATAATTTTAATCAGCATACTTATCTTCAATAATTTTATAAATTTTCATATTGCCTTCTGCATCTGGTCTTAATTCAGCTTTAACTAAACCACATTCATAACGAATAGTATTTACTCTATTATCAGATAAATTCCTCTCGGCTTCCCTTTTAGTTTTTAAGCATTTTGATAAACCCTCTGTTATCATATGCCCATCTAATGAACCATTAACAAACATACATAAAGCAAATACCATTTCAATCACCATTTTTATTCTCCCTTACTTTATCTTTCAATTTCTCAACATCAGTTGTTAATTTTAATAATTGTGCTTTTAAGAAATCAATATTTACTTTATTGTGCATACCACCCTCAAGCTGTTGTGTATGTTTTTCTACTTGACCAGCTAAATGTTCCAACAACATATATTGTTCTGAATCTGCTGGAAGTGAGCCTAACTCTCCTCTTGGCCATTTGATCCTAAACTCTATGTTCTTTTCTATGTCAGTAGCGATTAACTTATAATTAGTTTCTAAATTATTTAATCTTTCCATTGCTCCAAAATATGCCCAAAGACCAACACTAACACTTGCAATTAAACCAATTAAATTCTTGATCGGCATAGCAATCGCTGATTTGTCGCTTATGACATTTGCCGTTTGAGGATATTTTTCTGTCATTATGCTCCACAGCTATCACATTCTTCATCACAAGAACAAACATCTGCTCCACAAGTTTCACAAGGTTTTATCATTTAGGATATTTCGCTTTTATTGCAGCTCGTTTAGTTTCAATAACTAGTTTATCTTCAGTATCATAAAGAGCCACAACGAGTTCTTCTATTGAAGGGTATTCTGCTTTTCTTTTTCGTTGATATTCTAAAGCATCATAATCAGTTTGTAGTTCTGTTTGTTTTGCAAGAATATCATCTTTAGAAATTGGTGTTGTTCCATCAAGCCAAACTATCTGCTCAAAATCTTCTGCATTAACAGTAACTTTTGCATTAGGATTAATTGCTTGAATTGTTTTTATTATAGATATTGTCATGTTATGCTCCTATCTCCATTAAAATTATACTTGAACTAGACCTATAATAATTTGAAGCATCACTATCTGATGCTGACCTGTTTACATATATTACATTACCACCATTTCCAAAACCTTGAACTTTATATGTTAATGCACTTGTACTACTTGGACTATCTAAATAAATTATTGAAACAGGCATACTTTCCCAAGTTGCTTCGGTAAAAAATGTGGTTGTAGCTCTAGTTCTACTACTAGCAGCAGCTCCTAAATTCAAAGCTGTACTATCTCTTAATAATTTTAAAGCTGGTTGTCCACCATTATCAACTGCCATAGATAGTTGTGTCATAACTAAAATTTTACTTGAAGTTGCAGATGGTGTAATAGCTAGAGTGATACCAGTTAAATCTGTGTAAGATGTAGCTGAACTTGTAAAAGTATCTGTTTTTACTGCTTGTAAAACCTGTAAAACTTTTCCACTAGACGCAAATACTGGAACAGTACCAGCTCCTTGACTTTTTAAAAAATGTCCACTCGTACCAGTAGCAACAACTGCTGGATTTCCACTAGCATCATAGGTAATAACATTGCCATCTGTACCAGAAGCCATCTTTCCTAAAGTAATTGCATCATCAGCTACATTAGCCGATTGAACTGTACCAGTTGTACCATACTGTAAGTTAGTTTTAATCTGTGCCATTAAGGTTTACTCCATATTGAATTTGTTAAATTGCCATCTGCATCACGAACAAGCAATAAATCGTAAGCATCTTCATCAGTATGATTAGCTGGTATATCTCTTAAAGATTGCCTCCAAGTTTTTATATTGTCTGGCATTGTTACATCAGAGTTAGAAAGATAATCTGTTTCAATTAGTTTTTGTAATCTGATTTTTTTAATTTGTTTTAATTTTAAACTTGGTAAATTATTTTGATATTCTGTTTGCAAAGCATTATATTCTGCAATTTCATCAGAAGTCATATCAACTAAGACACCATTAATACTTTGTTTCATTATGTTACTACTCCATACATTCTGATTTTATATGAGTTTACATTTCCACTATTGAAGTAAACTTTAATTCCTGTAAACGCTGTTGTGTTGTAATTATTTGAAGATACATAAAAATGTGCGGCTTGAACGGCATCATTGTCGTAACTTCTATAAGTACCTCTACCAACTATATAGTGCATTGTAGCATTACTATCTACAGTACTAGGTCTATAAATATCAAATAATGCTCTAACTCCATGTTCACCATTTCCTGTTTGAATATTATGAGTAAGAACACCAAAATTTGTTGCACCTCCACTGCTTTGAGAAAATTCATCTGTAGTTCCTTGTCTTAATTCTAACCCAGAATATGTATAACCACCACTTTGGTCAGAGCTATCGCTTTTTCTCCAGTTATATCTCATTTCTACATTAGCACTTGCAGGTAACATATAATCAACCATCATCATGTAACGAGTATAGGTATCACTAAAAACATTATCAAAAGTGATATTTGCTACATCTGTTGTGCCAGAAGCAGAGCCTAAAGAAACAAAAGCACCACTAGCCCAAGTCATACCTCCAGTATTACCAGATTGTGCTGTAAGCATATATCCATTAGTTGGTGCATTAGAAACTTTAAGGTTTGCCTCATCTACAATGTTATCTGCAATAGTAAGTGCAGTTGCACCAGTTACTTCTCCACTATGAGTAGCATTTGATGTTTTAGCTGTGTTAGCAGTTATTGCTGTATTAATTGAGTTAGCTAATTTATCTGTTGTAATTGCATCATCAGCGATATGTGCAATATCAATACTTCCGTCTACATAAGAATCTGAATCAATAGAATTATCAGCCATCTTTGAAGCAGTAATAGTTCCGTCTGCTGGAACATTTAATACGCCAGTACCATAATGTTGAATCCAGTTACAAGTATTAGAAGATGCTGGTGACCAATCAAAAATTATTGTTGAGCCACTTACAGTAAAGTTACCTTGTTGTACTACACCATCAATACTAATTAAAATATTGTTTGCTCCACTAGGAGTAAAGGCAACACTTGATTTTGTTAAATTATAAGTTGTTGTTCCACTAAAAGTAATGTTATCGAGTTTCTCGACATTGCTTATTGCGTCAACACCTCTACCTACATATGTCATGCTGGTTTACTCCATATTGAATGTGTTAATTGTCCTTCACTATTTCTTACTAATAATAAATCATAAGCATCTTCATCAGCATGATTAGCTGGAATATCTCTTAAAGATTGACGCCAAGTCTTAACAGAATCACTTAGTGTAACATCTGATAAAGCAAGGTAATCTGTTTCAATTAGTTTTTGTAATCTGATTTCTTTTATTTCAGTAAGTTTTCTTTCAGCAGATTTACTTTCGTACACATTCCATTCATCTACTATTACTTGTATTTCTGCATCTGTCATTTCAACAGCTACGCCATTAACAAATTTAGGTGCTACATCATCTTTAGTTATTGTCATATTTTATCCATTATAATTTTTGGTATCTACAATTCCGTAAACTTGTAAACTGATTGCTGTTATATTTACTCCGTTACTTAAAATTCTCATGCCTGTGTAATCAGTAGCACTTGTGTGAAAATATCCACCAACTTGAATTTCATAATTATTAGAAGCATCCCATTGACCAGCATACCATTGAACTTGTTTATTGCTTGTAATTCCAGATGTTGCTCCAATAATATAACCTTGACATTGAAATGCTCTGTCACCCGACATACCATTACTCATTATTACAGAACTTACTGATGCACCTGAATGTGATACTGAAGTACCACTATGATTACGACCATAACTTGCACCATAATAACTTGAAGTAACAGCATTGTTTGAGCCATCAAGAAATTGCATTGAAACTTCCTTACCAGCAGTTGCTGGATAAGTAGATAAGCTAAAAAAGTATTTATCATAAGTATCAGAAAATATTCCTGTTAAATCATGTGAACTTGCTGCAGAATTAGATTGCACATCACCTACTTTAACAAAAGCACTAGCTGGTATTGCTTCAAAAGCTGGAGGACTACCAGCACCTGTGCTAGTTAAAACCTGTCCGTCACTTCCTGTCGCAATAGCTACTGGATTACCAGAAGCATCATAACTAATTATGTTACCATCTGTACCACTAGCC